GCCGTAGGCGCGCCGACGGACACGGGGGCGGTCAACCGTCTGTATGCCGCCGGAATGGCTGGCGTGACGGGCCTTTTTACCCTGCCTGCTTATCTGGACACGGGCGCGATAACGGCGACGGGGACGGCGGCAACTACCGTTCTCATTCCCGGCCAGTATGCGAAGACGAACGTTCCGTCCGGGACGCACAGCACGATTGTTCATTACTTTGCAGGTCCTAAAGGCCAGTGGAATTATTCCAGTTTCGCAGGTTTTGCCGTCCCCTGGCAATTAACGTCCGCGGGCAAATTGACCGTGGGCCTGGGACGGGGGAGCAAGACGACGCGGAAAGATTTAACGCTGGATTCTTTCAGTATTATTCCCGGCAACAATCTTGCTTACAATACCGGGGAAATGCTGGACATTACATTTTCCAATGTCCGGGACACAACCCGGAACGGATACGTCATCCGCGTGCGTGAAATCTACGCCGCCGAGACCTCCCGGAGTTGGAAGGTAAAGACCACAGCCAGCTTTATCCCCGCAACAAACAACGAACCTATCCCCTATCTTGTCAACAGGGTCATTTATCAGCAATTTGCGCCGCGGTCCTACAATGCAGGAGATTATGGTGAGGCTTACGGCTCTTTGTATTTACTGACCGGGGGCGGGAGTAGCCAGAATCTCTGGAAGATTGCCACCGTGCGCGGCGTCACCACCTTTGAAACGGGTACGGGATTTTCATCACTCATAACGGACATTCCGGGCATAGCTGGCGGGAGTGTCTACGTTTTTGTCGGCTCCGCGGAGCGCACCAATTACCAGCCCGGCAACGTCAACCCGGTTTATTATGCTCTGGAAGCGATAGCGGCAAACGCCATCGAAACGGAAGAAACGGCGGATTTTGTGGACATTAACACCCCCATTGAAGAATCATGAATGCGGAAATACAAATACAGTTCCCCCAGCCAGGTAACTGGCAGGAATTCACCCTGACGGCCATTTACCAGGACGCGGGCGGTTATCGCCCTCCGGCCCGCTATACGGCGGACGAAATACCAGCGGAACAGACCCCGGCAATGGCCGCCGTCGTTGCCGCGCTGGTGGGACTGGCGGAACCGTGGCAGGCGGCGCAGGTGTGGGCGCATCTGATGACGGCGACGATCTACAGTGAGGATGACCCGTATACCCCCGTTGGACAGCGGGACGAGGTTGCGCTTGATGTCGAGGCCGTCAATCCGCAGGGCGGGCGGAGGGTGTTCACGCCTTATGACTACCCGGCTTTTATCTTGGACGACCCCGCCGCCGTGGCTTTTTTCAAATACTTCATCCGGCTTTAGTTTGCATCCTGGCCGCGGCATGAAAGCCGCGGCCTGTTTTGTGCCATAGTCCGGGGTATGGCTAAATCTGATATTGCAAACACAACCGCCGCGCTCATCCCTGACGTTGTCCGGGAGGCTTTTTCTTCCTCTAAATCTCTTTCTCTCCGCGATATTCTTTTATTGGAGCAGGCGGGAGTTACTTTTTTCGCCACCGGGGGAAAACCCTCGTTCCGCGATATGAGCGTTGTTTGCTGGATGGTTGTCGAGAGGGCGTCCTTCCTTGCCGCCCTGGATTCCGGCGATTTTGACAAGGCGTTTTCCGCGTGGGCAGATACTTTCCCGCCCGCTCACCTCGTCAAGTGCCTGGCGGGCATTGCCGACATGCTCAAGCGGACATTCCTGCCGATGGAGGACGCCGCCGGAAAAAAGCCGGGAACGGGGACGCCGAGGCATCCGTGACTTGTAAGGGGGTCGGCTGGTGGCTTTCCCTCGTCGATTTGCTTTGTTCCGAGTATGGCTGGCCCCTTGACGCCGTCTTGGCTCTCCCCGTGGCCCGCGCCCTGTGTTTGAGGGCCGCCATCGCCGAGCGCAACGGCGTGGAAAGCGGCGGCCTGTCTTTTCTGGAAATTCAGCTACTGAAAAATCTACATGGCTAACGGCATATCTTACCAGCTGAATCTGGACAACGCCGGATTCCAGCGCGGACTTGGGGAGGCCCAGTCCGCCGTGTCCGGGTTTTCCTCCCTGGTCCGGCCTCAGATGATGATGGTTGCCGCCTCCGTCGCCGGGGCGGCTCTGGCCGTCAAGGGCATCAGCACGGCGTTCCGTGAGGCGCGGGCTGCCGTGGGAGAGGCCGCCAACCGGGAAACAATGGAGACGGCCTTCGTCCCGCTTCTTGGTTCGGCTAAGGCCGCCAGGGAACGCATGGCGGAGCTGGCCGATTTTGCCGCGCACACGCCTTTCCAGCTGCCGGGGATTGCCGCCGCGTCCCGGACGCTGGAATCCCTCACCGATGGGGCCTTGTCCACCGGGGACGGCCTCCGCCTGGTGGGCGACGCCGCCTCCGCCCAAAACACCCCCATCGAGGAAATGGCCGTCACGATAGGCCGCCTTTATTCCGGGCTGGACAGCGGGCGGCCCGTGGGGGAGGCCATGCAGCGTTTGCAGGAGCTGGGAGCCATCTCTCCTGACGTTCGCGCCAAGCTTGAAAAGCTACAGGCGGAAGGCAAGAAAGGTTCGGAGGTCTGGCAGGTGGCGGCGGAGGAACTGGCCCGTTTTTCCGGCGGCATGGAGCTACAGTCCCAGACCTGGAACGGGAAAATTTCAACGTTAAGCGACAACTGGGCGCAAGTCCGGGCCGAATTCGGCAAGCCCATCATGGACGCCCTCAAGCCCCTGCTGGACGAGGGAATCGGCTCTCTTGAGAGCATGGCCGCCAAGGCGCGGGAAATAGGTGAAACGATCGCCTATGCCATGCGGTTTATGATTGAGGCCTTCCGGCAGGGGGAAGCTTGGAACCTGGCTAAACTGGGTTTGACCCTGGCGTTCCAGGAGAGCGTGAATTTCCTGTGGCGGGTGCTGATGGGAGTTTTTGAGGCTATCCCCCGATTCCTCGTCAATGGATTCAAAACCGGAATCATGGTCTTGGATATTCTGACGGATGCGGAGTTCTGGAAAAATGTTGGTCTTGCTTTCTTAAATGTAATGCAGGCAGCTATTGCCGGAATAGCTGCTTTGTTGTCGAAGCTTGTCGCTAAAATAATGGATTTGATTCCCGGCCTGGAAGAGCAAGCGCGATGGATGCACGGTTTATCCGATGATGCCCGCCGCCGCGCGTCTGTAGGTGTGGACAATGTCGGAAATGCAGGTCAGCGGCTTATTGATGCCTATGGCGACCGCATACTTGACCGAATATCCGACGATTTTTCCGCCCTTCAAGACGCCTTTTCTTCCGGGTTTTCGGAGGCGGCGGACGTGTTGGACACGTCCGGTGTGCGCGCCGAAATTTCCGCCGCCTCTGAAAAAATTACGGCATCCCTGGCCGCCCAGGACAAGGAACGCGCCGCGAAGGAAAAAGAGGACGCCTCCAAGAGTAAGCCCAGGCGTCAAAAGACCGAGGACGACGCGCCGAAAATCAAGGTCAACTGGGAAACCGTGCTGGCCGGGTCCCTGGCTAAGGTGGGCGGCGGCGGATATGGCCGCATGATGCTTTCCGCCGAAAACGTCCCGCAAAAACAGCTGGCCGAACAAAAGAAAACAAACGAGCTGCTTAACAAGCTGCTTCAAAAACAGAACGGCCTGGCCGTGTTAGGATAAAATGGACAACGATATTTTAGGCAATCTCCCGTCAGGCGTGCTGACCTGGTGGAAACCCTCCCAATACCGGGAGACTTACAGCAATAAGACGCTTACCTTGTTTTTCATGTGCCCCCAGGGGGAGGGCCGCGGCCTGGTCCCTAAAATCCACTCCACCGAGTACGGATTGCCCCTGACGGAAATCAGCATTGAAACTCATGAGAGCAACAAGGTTGACCTCATCACCCTGACCTGTTCCAAAGACAGGGACGAGGATGACGACGACCCGGACAACCCCGATGACCCGGAAGGCCCCACCTATGAATTTGACGGGCGGGAGTGCGAAATAACCGTTTCCCTGGTGGACGAGCCGATCACTCAATGCAAGCTTTACAAATCCCAGGTGGACGCCCTGGACAACGCCACCCTGAAAGACCTGTGCGCCCTGATGGGCGGGCAGCTCGCCGACGAACAGGGCGTTTCCCTGACGGACAAGCTCAACGGCAAAGTGCCGCCATCCCTGCTTTCTAAAATTCTTCGGGGTCAGACCCATTACAAGGCGGCCTATACCCAATGCCGCCTGACTATCCCCGGCAAGGTGGATATTTCCGATTCCGGCAAGATTGGCAGCCGTGCCGGATTGCCCAGCTTGCCGGACGGGCAAGTCTGGCTTTGCGCCGGAGGCGGCCTGACGCGCCGCAATGGCCGAACCGTCACGCAAGTTACCTATATTGGCGGGGAGTGGGACCAGGAAATTTATAAATAAGAGCATGTACAACCTCCCCAAAAAAAGCAAGGGGGCGGTCTTAACCGCCGAAAACTGGAATAACAGCGTTGAGGCCATCCAGGACGCGCTCAACAGGTCATCCGATTTTCAGACGATGCTTCCTTCCGTCCCGGCGGCCAGCCGCTGGACGGGCGGACGGTATGCGGCGGATAAGGGCGGTTTTTCCCTCCGCTCCCTGGTCAAGACGGGGGGGACCTGGAAAGCCTATTTCAACCCAGGCCGCGTGCTGGAAGTCCACGCGGGCGGGGCGCGGGTCATCGTCCCCAAAATGGGAGCCGACAAGATGGATTCTGTCCCTTATCCCGCCCTTGAGGCGGAGGCCGGGAAAAAAGTGTTTCTGGACCTGGTGTGGGGCGACAACAGCCACGACTGCATCACGGCGGCCCGCATTTCAACGGAGGAAACCCCGCCCGGCGGACGCTCCGCCAGGCTGACGCTGGGCGAGTTCGTGTCCGCCGCTCAATCCTCCGGGTCTAGCGCGGACGACATCACCTACACCCCGTTTTTGACCGGATGCATTACCTACGCCGCAGCATCCTTTAGCGAGGGGTGGAGAGTGGTTGTTAGTACGGATGCTCAAGGCGCGCCGGAAAAAGCCTATGTGAAGAAGGGCGATATTTATATAGCCGGGCAACTGGCGCAACGCGGCGAAGGTTCCTGGGAGGTGGCTCCTAAAGAAGAGGGGGAAATCTGGCTGGAAGTGAAATGCACAGGCGACGGCGTCATTAAAAGTGCCGAACTGAAGGAGACGAAAGGCTCTTCCAAGCCGCTCCAGTATGTAGCGGAACCGGATGATGATGAAGCCGAAGAGGAATTCACTTATTGCTTCCTTTTGGCGAAGGTGGAGAAGCTTGAAGAACCCTTGCAGGAGGATGGTAATTTGCCGTGTCTGGTGTCGGTAAAACAGTATGCCCTGGGAGCGGTTTATTGCGGGGTTGCCCCTGATGAATTGAGGTTGAAAGCCGGTAAGGGGATAGAGATTATAGAGACGGAAAATGAAAGGGAGCAGATGATCGCAGCTCTGATTGAGGACGCGAAAGAGCCATCCAGCGGACAATGCTCTTTGATTTACGAAGAAAAGGAAGACGGCGGGAACTCCGAAGGAAATCAGGGAGGCGATAATGGAGGGGATCAGGGAGGGCAAGGCGAAAACAAGGGAGAACCTTACAAGCTGAAACTGTTATGTTCTTCTGACGGCTCGGTCAACATTAAGGATGAAGAAGGAAAACTGTCTTTGTCCGCCCAAAAAGTGGAACCTGGGGATGGCCTGGAATGGAAAAAGGAAAAGGATCAGGACGGGAATGACATTGATACGCAGATTTTACAGGTCAAGATTGATTCAACGGAGGCAGATTCTCCCAAGCCGGGGAAATGGCCTGTAAACTTGTCCGTCTCTCCTGAGGGATTGAAGGGGGAACTTGATTTAACGGTAGATACCAGCGTTCATGATTTAGGTGGAGGGGCTTCCGTGGGATTGTCCAATGCTACGGCGGGGGTATTGTCCCTCGTGGTCACTCCTGGAGGCGACGCGGAAGAATTGAGTTTTCGCGCCCCTTTGCGGAAAAATGGGAAGTATGTTGTGCTGGATTATGTCAAGGAGCCACACACCTTGCCGGACGGAACAACGATTGCCTTGGGGTTATTAGGCACCCAGCTTGATTTGGTGGTAGATACGTCCAACACGACCGGCGGCGGGGACGGAGCCCTGATCAGCGATTCCTGGACAGCGTTGGCCTGCGACACTGACCACGCCTTACGCCTGCACCGGGACGAAAACGGACAAATCTATATCCAGCAGGGGCAATGGATTACAACATCCCAAATATATTCACCCATCAACTAAACAACAATGAACTACGCCATATTTTGCTATCGAGAAGATCACCAATGCCTGGGGCTATGTCTGGAGCAGATACGAAGCATTGACCGGGCCGCCCAGTTTTATTTATTTGATGATGCCGCGAAGCCTTTATTTCCGGCACAAGTCCCCGCGGGAAACGATATATCCTACAAAATCACCTATTTTGCGCGCCGGGGGAATTTGAACGGCCTGGAATGCGTGCGCGGCATGCTGGGGTGCATGCTGGACATACCGGGGGATGATCCGGTTATCAAGATTGACGCGGATACGTTGCTGATGGATCCGGCGGAGATTATACGGTCCCTGAAAGACCGCGGGAAAGTAGCGGGGGGAATGCAGTGCAGCGTGCCGCTTGCCTGGGCCGGCTGCTGCTACTGGCTGACGCGCCCAGCCATCAAGGCCGCGCTGGAACTGCTTGCCCGGCGGGAATGGCCGGAAAACGCCCGTCAGGAATATCCGGAAGATGAAACCATTTCAAAAATTCTGTTATACCTGTACGGGTCCGCCGGGGTGGACGTGCTGGAATTCCGGGGCGGGCGGCGTCTGATTGGCGTTCGGACGTGTGATCCGCGCGATCTGGCGGAAATCGCCCGCCTGGCGCGCGGCGGCGTGTGCGCGGTTCATTGCGGGCAAATGGCGTTTTATCATCCTATTGTGGAGCGTGACGGAGTGACGATCCGGGAAGCGTGCGCGCGGGTGATGTGGTGGATATTGCATGCTAGCGGGCCTGATTCCAAGACTTTTGAAAAAGCTCCTGAAGGGTAGGATGGAGCTTTATTTGGAAATTGAGAGCGGGATTTTTCGGAACCGCACGGGTGATGAAAATATGAATTTGTGCGGGGTGCGTCTTGTCCGCAGGCAGGATGTGCCCGTGTCTTTATCCTTTTTGGGGCGTGAGCTTGAGGCCGGGCGCGTTACGTTGGCGGCCTATCATAAAAGGAACGGGCAGTTATTGGCTTATCAGGAAGAGCAAATAACGGACGGGGCCGTGGCAATGGTGGTTGATTTTGATACACAGGAAATACGGGCGGCGGCCAGGGACGCGGAGGGCAAAACTATAGAGGCGCAGGTGGCCGTGCTGGTGGAGACGGAGGAAGGGAAAGGTGTTTATCATTCTCTTCCGTTGAATTTCTATCTGGAGCCGGGGTTGATAGGGGATGAGCATTTGCCGAATTCTGCCCGGCCGGCATGGGAAATGATGTATGAAACTGTGGTGAAAAAAGCCGAAGAAACGGAAGGTTATGCAGGTTCCGCTTTGGCCTCCAAAAGGGCCGCCGCCGCTTCCGAGGCCGCCGCCGGCACATCCTCAACTAACGCAGCCCGTGACGCCAAGAGCGCCAATGACGCTAAAACGGCTGTGGAGTCGCTGGCTACCACTTGGCCGGAAACGGTCAGGGAGGGAAAACAACAGATTATTGAGGCCAGGAATGAGGCTGTTACTGCTATTCAGGACAAGCAAGCCAATTCTGTTCTTGCTGTGGGGAGAGCACAAAAAACTGCTACGGATAAGATTTCCGGAGCGCAGGCGGACGCCGTTTCCGCCGTTCAGGCGGCGGGAAAGGAAGCGCAAGGAACAATCACGCCCCTTGTCCAGCGTGTCGAAACTGCTAAAGAGGCAATAGATCAGGCGGAGGGACGCATCAATACGGCCGCGACTGATGCCGCGAATTCTGCCACTAGCGCGGCCAACTCTGCAACAGCGGCGGCTAATGCTCTGGCGGCTATTCCGCAGGTGGATGCCGAGGGAAATATGACGCTCGCTGGCGGTCTGACTGCGAACGGCACCGTCAATGCCAACGGCGGCGTCAACATCCCGCTGGCCGTGGGAGCGCCGACGGATACGGCAGCGGTCAACCGCCTGTACGCCGCCGGGTTGGCCGCCGTGACGGACGCTTTTTCCGTCAGGTGTTATCCGCTCCCGGCGAATTGCTCGTCTTCCAACGGGACGGTTTTCAAAACAGACAAGGAACCCAATTCCCTTTATTTCAATGTTCCTCCCAAGTCCGCCTTTACCGTGAAGTGCGGCCTTGTGACCAACGCGAGGCCCATGCACAATTATTCCAGCATCCGGGGGTGGGTGGCCCCGCTGCGCCTGCCGGCTGTCAGCACGAAATTCACGGCCAGGTTCGGACAGATGACAACGGTCGCGCGCATGGGAAGGGACAGGGACGCGTTTACGCTGGTGCCGGATCAGGCGGCGGGCGGCTACAGGATTGGGGAGATTATCGATATTACGTTTGATCATGTCCGGGACGCGGACGCGGGAGGGTATCATATTCGTGTCCGGGAGATTTATTATTCCAATGCCGAGCAGAAATGGAAGATGAAGACGACGCAGGCCCTCGCGCCGGAGACGTCTTCCAATAACGGTTATCCCGTCTGCGTGTACGCGGTGGTTTACGAGCAATACCAGGACGGAGGATACGACACCGAAGACAGGGGAGCGCTGTGGCTGCTGCATGGCGGGAATTCCTCCCGCGGCTGCGTCAAGATCGCCACGGTGAAGGGAGTCCATTGCTTTGAGAGTATTTATCCCTTTTCCGGATATTATCTTGATATTGAGAATACCAACAGCTGGGCGTTGGCCGGAGCGTTCCTTCCTGCGACGATGCACTTGCATTGCAATAACGTCAATCCGGCATATTACGGGTTTTCCTCCATGGAGAGCAATATCATTGTCTCCGAGGCGGTGGAGGATTTTGTTGATCCGGAAGCCGAAACGACTACCGAAGATTGAGCATGAATAATTCAGAGATACAGATACAGTTTCCCCGGCCGGGACAGTGGGATGAATTTACCCTGACGCCCATTTATCAGGACGCGGACGGTTACACCCGGACAGACCGCTATACGCAGGACGAAATTCCGGCGAACCAGACCCCGGCCATGGCCGCCGTCGTTGCCGCTCTGGTGGAACTGGGCGAGGACTGGCAAGCCGTCCAGGTATGGGCAAGGCTGGGAAAAGATGTCCTGACCCTTGCGGAGGATGGTGCCTATACAATGATTGATGCGGTGTCTTTGACCGTTGAGGCCGTCCATGCGGAGACCAAAGGCCGCAGGATATTTACGGTTTATGACTACCCGGAGTTCATCATTACCGACCCTGGAGCCGTGGCATTTTTTAAATACTTCACAAAGCAAAACCATGAGTAAATTAAGTGACGAGCAAAAGCAGGCCGCCCTTGAGGCGGGGAAGCAGGGCATGAAAGATGCCTACGAAAAAAGCAAAACTAAAACCGGCCTGAAGTGGTGGGAACGCCTTTTGTGGGTAGTCCTGGCAGGGGCGGCCTATGCGGCTTCCGCTTTGCTGGGTGGCTGCGGTCATTCCGTGGATGTCACCCCGAACCGCACCGAAGTATGCAAGGACGGCTCCTGCCTCGTCATTGAGCAGGGCCATATTTCTTATTCCCAAGCCCAGCCGAAAACGGACGTTCCGCCCATCGTACAAACCCTCAAGAAGTAGGAATCATGTGCACCAAAGCCCGCGCTTACCTGACACTCTTACGTGAGTACAAGGCCGAGATTGTCATGATCGTGGGCTTTGTTGCCGCCGCCATCATGTACCACGACATGAGGACGTTCATTAACGAGCAAACCCGCGCCTTGTCGGAAATCAATCTGCGACTCTCCAACCTTGAACAACAGAGCAGGAAATGAACTGTAAAGTTTTTCTTACAAGTTCCCTTTAGTTAATAACCAATAGTTTTTGCATGCCTACCCTGTACATACTCATTGTGGACGAACCCGGAAAGGAGCAGTTCATGAAAATCTTTCTTACCGAAAGAGACGCCGCTTTTTTCCTGGCTCAATTCAATGAGTGGCATTTGCATGCCAAGTGCCATTGCTACACCGTGGAAGGCAAGCAGCTTGTGCAACTTATCGATAACCTGAACGAATGAATACTACAGAAAGAAAGATGGCCGCGGCTATCCTCCGGTTTGAAGACAGCCGTGTTACCGGGCCGGATTCCCTGCGCGTTTCCCGCCTTCCTGCCGCCGACAAGGGCGGCAAGTGGGAGATTTGCGGCATTTGCGACGGCATTGAACCGGCCGTGTTTAACAGATTGAAGGCCCTGCTGGATGCCGGAAGACGTGAAGAGGCCTGGGAAGGTTGTCTCCAGTATGTCCTGGATAATACCGCCGCCGTGCGCTCCTGGCTGGGTTCCGACGCTTTTCCTGGCGTTGAATTCATCCTGCGGGATCATTATTTCAATTCCGGGAGCAGGAATACCGGGAAGATTTTGCAGCGCGCGCTGAATGTCCACGGCGCCGGTCTCACGGTGGACGGGATTGTCGGCCCCAGGACCCGGCAGGAACTACAGGACCAGCTGGCCGCCACGGGTGAAGCGGTGTTCCTTATCGCTCTGCAGGAGAAGCGTCAGGCGTTTTACCGTTCGTGCAAGCAGTTTCCTGTGTTCGGGAAGGGCTGGCTGACCCGCTGTGACGATGCGTTCAGCGTGGCGCAGGAGCTTGTTTAGTTGTTTTCATCATTAGTTGTTATGAGTTCAAATCCATTAAAAGCTGTCGGAGGGGCCCTGGCAAATATCGCCACGTTCGGGGGATATGGAGCCAATAAGGCGGCCAAGAAGCAGGCAAGCGCCGCCAACGCTATGGCTGATGCCATGGCGAATGCCCCGGAGCAGAAGGTTATTACTACGGAAACCAAGGATGTTTCCCAAGCGGAGGATGCGGTGAATTCGTCTGCCCGCCGCCGCTTGAAGCTTAGTAATACGACGAACCGGAGTAATCCTCTTTCTTCCCTGGCTGGTCTAAGGAAGACGCTGGGTTGATTTTTACACAGGAGATTCATGGAAAATGTTAAAGATTTATTGAGGACGGCAGACGCCCTGTTCACGGAGATGAATAAGAATTCCGGGGATTGGGATGAATTGCGCCGGCGCATCATGCCGAGGATGGAGGGGAAGGCCCGCCAGCAGGAACAGGCTAATGAGATGACGGCTGCGTCCAGTTTTTCTCCGGTGGCGCATAAGTCTCTTTTGAATTTGGCGTCCGCTCATCTTCTTTTTATTACTCCCATGGATCAGAAGTGGTTTTCCCTGCGGCCGCAGGATGAAAGGGATGATTACACCGATGAGGATGACTGGTACAGCAAAGCGACGGAGGCCGTCTACCGCGCGCTGGCGGATTCCAATTTTTATGCGGCGGCCCACGAGGTTTACCTGGACCGTTGCCTGACGGGTACAGGCTGCATGTTTGCAGATGTTTCCCGTGACGGGTCCCTGGTGTTCAAACACGTTCCTACCGGGACTTATGCGATTGCCGAGGGAGCCCACGGGGAGGTGAATACGCTGGTGCGGACGTTGAAGTTTACTGCCCAGCAGGCCGTGGAGATGTTTAAGCTGGGTAATCTGCCTGTCAAGATTCAGGAGGCGTATAAGAATGCGGAGAGGCGGTACACCGAGATGTTCGAGTTTGTTCACCTTGTACTGCCCAACAGCCGGGCGCAGTTCGGTTCCGACATGGTAAGTCCTGGCCGCCGCAAGTGGTTGGACGTGTATGTTGCCAGGGAGGCGGAGAAGATTGTTTTCCGCGGCGGCTTTTACGAGTTTCCTTTTCTGGTGACGCGCTTTTTGAAGGGCGGCGTTTCTTCTTACGGCGAGGCTCCGGGGAAGGCTGTGCTGCCGGAGATCAAGGCTACCCTGCTGATGGATCGGGTGATGGATGTGGCCGGCAGCCGGGCGGCCATTCCCAGCGTTATCGTGTCGGCTAAGATGGCAAAGGAGGTTGATTTGCGGGCCGGAGGCAAGACGGTTGTTCCGGATGAGCTTATTGGTTCACAGTTACCGAGGGAATGGGCGAACGTGGGGGATGTGAGGTTTATGCTGGAGCGGCAAGATAAGAAGGAGAAGTTGATCAGGGAGGCGTTTTTCAATGATATTCTCCAGGTGGTTTCAAGCGTGGACCGCGAGATGACGGCTACGGAGGTGAATGCCCGCGAGTCGGAACGCATTATTTGCTTTTTTTCTTCTTTTATTCAGTTTTCGCAGGATTTTCAGACGATGATGAATCGCATTGTCTGCCTGATGTTCCGCAATACGCAGGGGGCCGTGCTTCCGGGCGACGCGCCCGATGAGTTTTTTGTCCGTTCCGCCGATGGGGAGAAGTTTGAGTTGCGGACTCCCCGCACCCGCTATCTGGGCAAGATTGCCCAGGCATTTGACCGTTTGCAGAGGTACGGCCTTGAGGGGGTGTTGAATGGGTTGGCGAAGTATATCAAGGTTTCGGGCGATACCCGCATTGCCAAGCGCATGAAGGCATGGGAGGTATTGCGGTTTATGTGGGACAGTTCCGGCGCCCCGTCCAAGTGCATTGTGTCTGCGTCCGAGAATAGCAAGATGGTTGAGGAGGAGAAGGCGCAGGAGGATCAGATGCGTCAGGCCGCCCTTGCGGAACAATTGGCCAGGGCCGGCAGGGATAGTGCCGCGGCGTCCGCACAGTTTAATACGGAATCATGATGAATATGTTTGAAGATAAGCCGACACCGGAACAGGTTGAGTTTCTCAAGAGGCTCAACCGGAGGCGAGCCGCACTGAAGGAGGCTTTTACTCCGGAGGTGCTGGATATTTTAGAGAAGGAGTTCCAGACGAATTTGCCCTGTTTTCAAGGGAAGGCTGGTTCCTACGACCCCCTTGACGCGATGCGCCGAGACGCCCAAAGGGAAATGCTCCTGTGGGTGAAATACGAAATCGAACAATATAACCCTGATTTATGATATACAATAGATTATTCCACAATAGGTTCCTGAGGGAAGAGGCCATTCCCGGCAGCGAAGGAGAAGGCCCCGGCGGCGGAGCGCCGCCCCCGGCAAGTCCCGTGGACAGTCCGCCTCCCGCGAATCCTCCAGTCCCGCCCAATCCCTACGATTTTTCAGGGGGTGCGGAACAGCCCGTTCCGGATCCCGGCAGTCCTCCCCCGCTTTCTCCGCAGGAGGAGACCGAGTATGAGATTGATTTTGGAGAGGGGTTTGTGGAGAATGACGCCCTGCGAGATATGTTGAAGGGACACGCCAGGGCGGCAGGGCTGCCGGCCGATGCCGCCGGGAAGTTTCTTTCCGAGGTGGCCGCCAGCATCCGCGCGGACGAGGAGGAGGCTTTTAAGGAGGCTGACGAGGCGTTGAAGGACGAATGGGGAGCGGAGTATGAGACGAATGTTTCTGCCGCCAAGGCGTTTGCCCGGAAGCTTTCCGTGGAGTCCGGCGTTTCTATGGAGAAGATGGCTGTGTTTGCGAGTCCGGACGGGTTCCGCGTTCTGCACGCCATTTCCCGGCTGACAGGCGAGGGAGGCTTGAAGGGCGGCGGCCAGATTCCGGCGAAGACGGATCCTGCCGACGAGGCTCAAGCTATTTTGTCCGACCCCAATCACCGTTATTATAAGGCGATCGCCGATCCTTCGCATCCACAGTGGCGGGAGGCTACCGATTATTATAATAAGCTGGTGGGGATTTCCGGTTAGTTTTTTGCGTTGACTATTGGTTCGGAGGGGTGTCCTGCTGTGCGGGGCGCCCTTTCTTTTTTTCATTTGTTCAAGTTACGGTTGTATTCATCAGGCCTGGGGATGTGGCATGATGCCTCAAATGGATAAGGTGACCGTTTTTAACCAGGCTTTGGCCCAGTTTGGGGACCGGGAGTATGTGAAGGGTTCCCCAGCCGGTCGCACCGTTGATTTGTGGTGGCCTACCGTGTTGCGGGAAGCGCTGTTGTTCGGGGCATGGACCTGGGCAACCAAACGTGTTGAGATGGATCGCTCCGTTATGAGGCATCCGATTCCGGATGATTGCCTGCGCGTGCTGTATGTGGGGGCGGATTTGTTCCGCATTGAGGGGCGTGATTTGGTGGTTGAGCGTTACGGGAAGCGCGCCGCCGGGACTGATAAGCTGGTGGTGGATTATCTTTCCGATGAGGTGGCCCGTTCCGAAGTGCTGCCGGATCACAGTCCGTTTTTTATCAAGGGCGTTGTGTTTCTTCTGGCGGGCAGGTGCGCTTTGAAGCTGGCTTCTTCTCCCCAGCTTGCGGCCGCTTTGGAGGGACAGGGGGAGGCGTTTTTAAGCAAGGCCCTTTATTGGGACACCTGCCAGCATTCTTCCAATGACCAGGATCCTTTAACAGAGATTTTAAGCAGTTCCATTTTCTGATGTTATGAGTTCCGATTTCGGGGGTTCCCAGCAGTATAAGTATCAGGGGCAGGCGGCTTTGAGCAACGGGCGCGCCACGCAGGCGGCTTATGAGAAGAAGGCCCGCGCCTTGGAGGCGGAGGCGGTTTCCGATTCCCACCTGGCCGCCCGCAATATGAAGCGGATGCGCCAGAATCAGAATGCCGCCATGGGGTCTGCACGGGCACAGCGCGGCGGATCCGGTTTTACTTCCGAGGGTTCCGGCAGCCAGGCGGAGGTGGCGGTGGCGGATGTGTGGGAGAGCGCCATTGGGGACGCGGCCCTTTCCAACGCTGTTTCCGATGCCAATAAGCGGTTTGCCGCGGAGTCCGCCCGATATCAGGGGGATCTGGCCATGATGGCGGCACGCAGCGAGGCGGACCAGTATAAGATGCTTTCACAGAATGCCCTTGGTTCTGCCATGATCCAGACGGCCCTGACGGTGGCGGGGGGTGTCATGGGGGCGGCAGGAATGTCCGGTGGCGGGTTGCTGGGGGGTGTTACCGAGAGCGGGCAGACGTGGGGTTCCGCCGCCGGAGGAACCCAGGGGGCTTTTTCCGGGATGATGAATGCTTATTCCCTTTCCGGTTCCCTGGGGGGGATGGTGCCGGGGAGCATGCAGTCTTCCAACAGGTTGAGGGATTCCCTGCTGGCTAATTTCATGGGTTTTGGAAAGAGATGAGCGTTTCTCCCATGCAGCAGGCTTTTTTTCTGATGGAAGCCCAGCGCCCAGGCTGGTTCCGGGAGACCGTTTCCCTGGCGGATGCGGGAGGAGGGATCGTGTGGTGCTGCCCTTCGTTGTTTTTTGCGGGGGTGCCGGATCCGGAGTCTCCCAGGACGTTGATTGTTCTTTTTGCCCACGGCCGCATGGAGGCCGTCAGGGAGCTGGCTTGTCTGGTGCAGGGGCGTTTTGACCGGGCAAGGTGGCAACGCTGCATCCGCGGACGCGAGGACTGGAAGGAGATTTCCATCACCAGGTTTTTAAGTTTCAACCGTTTCAAGATGAACGAAGATGAGTGATTTACAGCAACCCTTGTACGGAGGAACCCGGATGAATGCGGCTTCCTCCACCCCTTCCCCGGTCCAGATGCCGGATGTTTCTTCCAAGCCCGTTCAGAGGGCGCTGCAGAATGCCCAGGAGTTTGTGTCTGATGTTGCCCACCAGTACCAGCGCATGAGGGATTTCGGCGAGCAGACGCGGCTGGAAGGCCGGATGAATGATTTGGCCAGCGAGTTTGAGCAGGAGATGACCCGGAGATTGGGGTTTGCCCGCGGTCATGAGCTGTCTTTTTACGATCGTGACGGGAGGCTGAAAGAGAGCGCCCTGAATACGTTTGTACGGAATTACGAAGGGAAGTTCCGCGGATTGAAGGGGAGTTTTGTTTCCCAGGAGGAGGCCGCCAGGTTCGGAGCCAGACAGCAGGATGTGATGCGCCGACTCCAGGGGCGGGCTTCCGAGCTGGTTCTTAAGGGACAGATTCAGGAGTCCAGACAGGCTTTTGAAGAGGGGTTGAAGGGGGATTTGCTGCGGAGGGATTACCAGGGAGCCACCCGTAGGCGCATTCAGGCTTACGAGGCCGGCATTATTTCTGAGAATGGAATGAACAACGGTATTCTGGAAGATACACGGAACGGCCTTTTGGACGAATACGAGCAGGATATGCTGATTAACCCCAGTGTTGCTTTTACGAAGCTTGGGGACGGCTATTTTGATGCTCTGGGCGCAGGAGATGTTTTAAAGCTGAAGGAGAAGACCAGAAGGTTTTTACGTTCCGCGAATCGCTCCGAAGGTGAAGATGGAGCGCCCGGTTACAGAAAGGGTTCTCTTTGGCCGAAAGCTTCCCTCCGTTACGGAGCCACGGAGCAGGAGTACGACTGGGTGGAGCATTATAACCGGACCGGCAGTTACGGGAAATACGCCCCTTCCATTAAGTTTGCCTTCCGGGAGGATTTACGGAATCTGCCCCCCACCAATTCCGGCGAAGAAAGAACAAGGTACGTCAATGACATGTTGAAGAAGTGGGGGCAGTATGGACAGGTTCTTGGAGATGAAAGGAAGTTGCGCCTGTTTGTGGAAGACCGGATTGACGCCATGGGGAGCCCCAATACGAACCGGAATAATATAGAGGCCGTTTTGAAGGCCATGCCGGATCATGTATATATCCCTTATTTTTCTTACCAGGTAGCTAATGCTTACAAGAGTGGTGACCAGGAGCAGATTAAGAAGGAAGAGAATACGCGGGATGAGGTGGAGGCAGATATTTTGTATAAGACGGAACTTTCCATGACAGAGTGGAGACAGGCTCATCCTAATGCCACACTTGCCCAAGATCTTGCGCAGATCCATAAATTCACCGCTTTTCATGCCGGGAACAGGTTTGCCTATCGGCCTATTACCGAAGAAGACAAAAAAAGATCTGACGAGAGCCGCATGAAGAAGGCGCTGGAGTCCATGCCTTTGTATTCTTTTGAGCAACAGGAAGAGTTGAACGTGTCTCCAGAAGAGAGGGAGGCCCAGCAGAAGAAGGCGGCACAATATATTAAGGGCCAAAGACCTTATTTGCCTTCCCCTCTTGAGAACCACCCTGTTTCTTTTGTCCGGCATGGTACGTCCGGAGCGTATGTTTCCAAGCAGGCTTATGAGGCTATCAAGGCTAAGTTTGGGAATAGGCCTTTTGCCCGCATTTCTCTGGGACGCAACGGAGCTTTTCTAAAGGTTCCCGTGGTCGGGGTTTATGAGGGGACCCCGCGGGGCGTTGAGGTTTCAGGACCGCTTTATGAACGCATGGCGTTAAGGTTTCCCGGTGAACAGGCCAGCGGGAATGTCAGCATTTACGACGGGAAGGATGAACCGGAAGCGCCGAAAGATGGATACGGACCAGGCCTGCTGCCTCCTTTGCCGGGTGGGGACGATACTTACACGCAGGTGAACGATATTGGCGATTCAGCTCTTTTACCTCTTAATCAATAGTTTTAGCACAATAATATATGTTTGCACAGGATGTTTTTGAAAGGTTGGGGCTGTCCCAAGATACGGATTTATTGAACGATCTCCAGAAAGAGGCGTTGTTAGAGCCAACGGAAGCGGCGCAGAGTCCCTATATGGATGACCCGGCATATGCCGGTTTTGAGACTTTGCGCGGTTTGTTTGGTTCCAACCATGGAGATAATCCCTCCATGTATTGGCTGGCACAGGGAGAAGAGATGCCTGAATTTGCCACCGTGGCGGACGCACAGGCTGCCGTCTGGAAGGATTTCCAGAAAAAGGCCCGTGCTTATCAGGCAGAGCAGGAGCGACAGCAACAGGCACGGGAGGCATTGGCTGCTACGATTGATCCCTTCATTGACCGGTACGTGCGCGGGGACGCTGTGGTTCCCTCCCCTGAACAAGTAATGATGATGCAGGAGGCAGGCATTTCCTGGGAGAGTGTCAGACGAGCCCGAAGAGGGATGGAACTTGTCCGGGAATATGACGCGCAGGGCACCCTGTACGACGACAGGATCATCAATAATCTGGCGGAACAGGTGGGAGATGATGAGTTGGCACGGCGCATTGTGCTGAATATGTTTTATAATGACGCCAGGAAGTACGCCAAGGATAAGCACGGTGACGAGTGGACCGGGATTGACTGGATAGATAAGGCAGCCCAGGGGGTAACGGGGATGGTACGCACCGGGGGCGTGAAGGGATGGCGGACAGGTCAGAAGGCCTGGCGGAATTTACAGGTAATGGGAGAGGTGGATGCCGTTACGAATGCAGCTAAGCGTCTGCCGGAGTTGATTGCTTCCGGAATGGATGTGGATGAAGCACGCGCTCAGATTGAGAAGGATGCCACTTTTCTTGAGATACGACGCCGCTGGGCTGCCGATCTGGTTCAAACCATGGAAGCCGGGGAGAAGGAATATTTGGAAGGTGAGGACCGCCATTTGGTTGGCCGCATTGGTTCGCAGCTTGGTTCCATTATCGGAGATACGGCTCCCTGGTTCATTCCTGCCATTGGTCCTGCTATCGGAGCTTCCTCCGCCATGCAATCCCGCAGAGATGAGGGGGTGAGCATTGGGTTAACTATGGAGGAAACGGAGAAGAGGGCCATGATGTTCGGCCAGGCAGATGCTCTGGAAGAGATGATTGCTTTTTCCCCCATCGGGCGGTTGACGCCCGGATATAAGTGGTTGAAGAAGGCGCTTGGCGGTGGGAAGGCCGCCGGGAAGCTGGCCCCGTGGCGGTCTCGATGGATGGCGAGTCCGAAGGCCCAGTACGCTATTCAAGGGCTTTCCGGCGCTGCGGAAGAGGCCATTCTTGAGCCTACAGCCGGGTATTTGATGCGTACTGTACAGAGCATGAATCTGACGGACGAACGCGGAAAACAGACTTTCCGTCAGTATTTGGACGATATGGGGCAGATGATGCACGGAGAACAGGGGCTTGCCCTGCTGGCATTTACGTTTGGGATGTCCGGCTTTAATTATCCTCAAATCAAAAAGGCAGCCCAGGAGTTCGGTCTTTCTCTGCAACATTACAAGGAACTGGGAGGCACGGCCCAGGGGTATCTGGAGGCCAGGGAGGAAAAGACCGCCGAAGGTTTTTTGAATAAGGCTCTTGCCAATTTGCATGATTCCTGGATGGAGGATCCGCAGGCTTCCATGGAGCGGGCGAGCGCGGCTGCCGGAGAACGCCTTTCCGGGGAACGCATTGAGTCTTTGCGGGAGCTGGACGCGTGGCGGGCTGCCGAGGATGCCGGCATGGTGCCGCGGGTGGAGCCGGCGGAACAGGAGGGGATGTTCCGGGTGTATGCTCCAGCGCGCAGCACGAAAGCGCCGCGGGAGGATGCTTCCGTCTCCAGAGAGGGGCAGGAAGAGAACGCCCCTTCTTACACGCTGATGGACGGCGAGCAGATGACGGCTTATTTACAGGCGTTTGTGAGCGAGCAGGTGGAGAGTGACATCCTCTACACGCAGCATTTGCTGGCCGGGGACGTGACGGTGAACCAGGCCCTGGCCCAGGGGCGTTTTGACGCGGCGGAGGTGATCACGCGCACAGTGACGGATGAACAGACAGGGGCCGAACGGGTGGTGATTGCCCCGGAGACGCTGGGGCAGATGAAGGCCCGCGCGCGCGGGGGGGGGGGGGGGCGGCGGGGGCGGTGGGCGGG